CGCACCGGCATACTGTTTCTTGTCAACGTAATGCTTCCCGTCTTTTTCCCTCATCGGTAACAGGATCGCGCCACCACCGTTCAAAGTTTCCGGTACTGCCGACCATTTATAGCCAACCACAGGCAGGCCCGCTGCGTTCGCTTCCAGTGCGGCAATACATGAAGTGTCTTCAAATGTGGTCGGGTAGGCATAGACCATGCACTTTGCGAGAAGTTGATAGAGTTCCCGCTTTCCCAGTGATCCGAGGTTTGTTACGTTCGGCAACTCTTCACAACGGGACCATAACCATTCGTAATAGCTTTTCATTTGAGGCACGGTATTGTCGTACCCGCACACATACAAGTGGCAGTCTTTGAGTTCGTTCATGATGCAGTCGTCACGGCCCACAAGATGCTCAAGTCCCCGTTCCGGTCGTGCCATATATACCAGCGTCCGGGGTTCCCGTTCGTAGTCTTCCAGCCCCTTAAATGCTTCGTAATCGACACCGTTCACAGTGGGAACAATGTATTCGGGGTTGATCCTGTATATATCTGCTACCTGTTGACGATGAAATTCAGACACCGTGAGTATCCTGTCAATGCTTGCAAGGTGTCGCTGTACGAATCCGGATTGCCTCACTAATGCCAGGTCGTGTAGCCACCACAGATTCAGTTTAGAATGAAACGGTTGGGTGAACGCCATGGGGTGACGCTGAACTATCACTACGTCATGGGGCGTTCTCATGACAAAGTGGAATCGATCGCCAAGGGGATATTGCTCTGAAACATTCCCCATCCATTCATAAACGACCCCATCCCAGTTGCCGGTTTTCTGTGAGTTGGTAAACACAATGACCTCATGGCCGAGTTTCGCCAACTCTTTTGCCATATAATAAGATGCGGACTCAGACCCGCCCAAACTTTTCCCACCGGGGATAGTCTCGCCATCAAATGGCATTCCTGCCGTGTGTATTGCTATCTGCATAAGATCCTCCTAGGCTTTAGGCTTTTTTTTCTTCGTTGGTTTCTTTGTTACCTCTTTATCCTCAACCACTTCGGGCTTCACTTGCTGGCTGGGGTGTATCCCTAATCGCTTTGCGTCCTGGGTCAACATGGTTCATTCTCCTTTCCCCCTCGAGGGAGGGAGGGGAAGGGGTTGCCCAGGCCCCTGTCCCCTCATGGCAGGATCTACTGTGAGGACCCTACCCCGGTGAGAAGAAATGCCAGCGTACTGGCGGTAATTTTTTCGTCCTGGTAATATCCGAGCTGGACTTCTTCGGAATCTGCCCTCGGAAGCTGGAAGACACGCGCCTGCATGTCGGCCCCCAAAGCGTTCCACCTGAACGAATACATAAACGACGGTTTATCAATCCTCGGTTTCAGCGGAGCGTAATAAACCAGAACATTGTCGTTCCATATCTGCCCCAACGATGCCGCCTGGCCTTCATCCGCGGAACTGTAATATGCTCCACCAATAAGGACCCGATCGACTTCGAAAATTGATTTGACATTGTTAAGAGTGACCATACGCGCACCGTCACCCATGCCGGACGCCCCGTAAATGCGGGTGATGACATTGGTGTTCTCTCGGAAATGTTTCCACGCATACTGACCGAAGATAATGGAATTCGGTTTGTATCCGGTAACATCCTGCACGTTGGTGATAGCCGTGTTAAGATCAACAATCGGCTGTGCGTTGGTGTAGTCGGTCCATCCGGAGCCTATGGCGCTGTATGATCCGACGTTAGAACCGGAAGTGACCTGCTGTGCGATTCTGCGCTCCATGGCGAGCATCAATTTGTCTTTGATGAACTCCGACCGAGCCGTCCGCGTTGCAAAGATATATCCGGCGTCCGCGTTTTTGATGTCTTCGTAGGGAGTCCGAGACTTCAGCGCGTAATTCTTTGCGAAGAAGGTGCCCGAACTCATGTCGCAGGTGATCACGTTGGCTTCCGTTCCCGGCGCCCTGTAATCCTCTTCGACTCTGAAGGCATCTGCGATATTCCAGACGAAATACGCGTCTGACTGTTTCGGAACGGGAACAATCGGGCATATCTGATCCGCGATGAACCCTTCCGGCCTGTATGCAATAGCCACGTTGGTCAGTGGTGTGTCAAGATGTACGTCTCTACCTGTACCCATTAGAATTCTCCTTTCTCAGCGCGTTATAATGCCTCGTATCCCGCGGTTCCATAGAACAACGCAGCACCAAGCGACGCGCTGCCGATGTTTGCCAGTGCCCGTGCACATCCGTAATATCCGGAATCTGTAGGGGTGAAATATCCTGAAGTCGTCACCGTGAGCATGTCCCCCGCGGAACATACTTTTGCAGGATCGATCAGGACATTGACCTTGCCAAAGATAATGATGTCGTTTGCCGTTCCACTGGTAAGGATAGCGGGAGCAACACCATACGCCTCACGTCCGTTGTCCGCCTGAAGATTATCGTCACGACAGTAAGCTGCGCCTGCCACAAAAGCATAGGCGGGTGTAACTACGTCCGTGAAGAACATGGTCCGGTCAACAACGCTGGCAAACTGAAAAAATCCAGTGCCGATAGATCCCGAAGTGACGGCTAATTTTGCCTCACCGATAACAGTATCGTGACTGTCGGCGGCGATAAAGAAGCCGGATGTGGTAACGGTGATTTTGCCGCCCTTTGCGATGGCAGCGCCGGCGGCAAACTTCAACTCGCCGTGATACCCTACAGTGGCAAACTCATTCGTGTTCGGTTTAGAAAGCAGAATTCCACTTGCTTCCTCTGCATTTGCCGCAAGCTGGCCGTCTACCACTGCGAAGGCATGATAAAGCCCCACCGCCCGATAGTCCGCGCCTGCCTTTATTGTCGTAACTGAAAACTTATTTTCAGTAGCCATAATTATTCTCCTTCCTTGTCAACGATGCCCGCCGTGGAATATGCCTTTGCGAGTTCTGCATCTGATTTGAGTACGGCTATGACCGCATCGGCGTACTCCGTTTTGTTGTCAGTCGCGTATTTCAGCGCCTTTGCATGGAGTTCGTCTGCGGGATCGTCGTACTCTTTGTTTCCTTTGTCTCCTTCGTGTCCGTATTCCTTGGTGTCCAATACCTTTCCGTGAGTTTCGACATACGCCTTGATCGTTTCAAGGGTGATATTGAAATCACCGGCATCTTCGGAATAAGAGTGATTTTCCTGTTTCACGAGAATGTCACGGCCCGCCGGGGTCATTTTCCCGGCCTTAACCATGTCTTCACAGAATGCCTTGAACGCATCCCGCTTCTCGGTCTTGTCCTTCTCAACCCGCGCTTTCACGTTGGCATCCAATTTCTCTTTGTATGTCTTCGCGTTGGCTTCCGCTTTTTCGCGTGCTGCCGTCTCAAGTGCGAGCTTGTCTTTGTATTCCTTGAGTTGTGCTTCCATGAATTGGTTCTCCTTTCCTGTGATTTTCCCTGTGTCGTCGAATCCGAAGGCATAGGCCGCGCACCGCTCAAACGATCCGTCATCGATGGATTGAGATAGATATGCTTCCAGGTCCTTCAGGTTTGTTACTGCAGGAATGTCCGCGCCGAGCAATGCAACCCCGGCAAGAACACGTTTGAATGTTTGGCCCCCATGTTTGAGGTTCCAGTATATTTCAGAACTGACGCGTTTATAACGGCCAGCCTTAATAGCTTTGTAAACGATCTCGGGCACCTGAGTAAGTGACGCGATGAGTTTGTCTCCTACCCTCTTAAGCGCCTTCACCCATCCGAGCGCGGGAAGGCCGTCTTTCATGATGCCCTTCATCTGGTCTTCGTTATGGCCGAGCTTGACGGGAGGCTTGATGACTTCTCCAAGCTTGGTAAACGAATCAACCATCATGTCGAGGTCTTCAGCGGTGTATTTGTCACCGTTCCATGTGCCGACTGAGAAGACTTCGGCGTCGAGGTCGTGAGTAGTTAAATCCTCTTCTTTGAAGTTTCTGTTTTTCGCCTGTGTTGCGCGATCGACCCACTTGCAGTTTTTCGGCTCATAGTTGCCGTCATTGTTTATGCGTTCAATGGTGTAGCCGTCTTGACGTGGCCCCATGTCCTTCATGAAGTCGTCGAAACTATCCTGCCATTTCTTACAGACGGAGATTCCCCGGCCACCATATCGAGCGTAGTCTTTGTCTTTATCGTTGGAGCATCGCGCTTTCATCGACGTCCATACGGAGTAATCTTGTTCTCTTGACATTTGATGCCTCCTACCGGGCAATAAAAAAGGGGCACGTGTAAGTGTGTAGCCCTACACGGCCCCTTAAATTTTATCCCCTCGAATGATCAGTTCTCAGGTTGCCCGAATTGTGAAAGAATGTGTTACGGTATAATCATTCTACTTTTCTTCAATGCTATGATGACACCCCTTGCACAGCTCCATCGGCTGCATGTCAATCTTCGTGAGGTCGTCATTTATGTTCCCAAGTTTCCCGGTCCAGAAAGCATCAATACAGCAATGCGATATGTTCCCATTACTCATGACCATAATCTGACCATTTGCCAGCCAAGGACACGGCCCCGCGCAATAGTCAGGAACGAACCAGTCAACCTGCCCCGCCCAGTTATTCGGCCTCATTATCGGATCAATGGAAAGTTTGCCCTCAATGCCGA